TGACATCCCGGCGGATATGCTGAATCATTCCCTATCTCTCCAACCCCCGTGACGCTTTCAATATGCCCACTCAGTCCAGCAACAAGACCGCTAAACCGATAGTTCTGCCGCGGTCAGTTACCTCTGTACTGAAGTCTAAAACTGTAGAGGCCAAGTCGGAAAACGGGCAGGCCATTATAGATTCTAATAAGACTTGGGTAACCCGTGACCCCAGAGTCCTTAGGACTCAAGGGCAGACCGTACAGGCCATCCGGATCTTAGGGAAAGAGAATGGCAACGTCTCTACTTCCTTGTTTCATATGGTTCAGATTGCAGACTCGGGCTTTCGGGTGGCAGCTTACGTCCCCGGCAGTACAGAGTTTTCTACTGAGGGCACGATACTGGCCAACAATGTTGTGGCCTCTATGGACACCCTGTACGACTATACCAAAGGGTTTGGCCGCAAACGCCCCATATCCATGCTGGTCCAGACCCTTCTCCGAGAGACCGCCATTACCGGCGGCTGTGCCATGGAGCTGGAACTAGATAAAGCCCGCTATCCTGAAAGATTCCAAGCCGTGGATTATTCCACTTTGGAATGGGTCAGTGACGGAAAAGGGTCAAAGTACCCCCAGCAGGTAGGGTTCGGGGACCCGATTAAGCTGGATATTCCTACCTTCTATGCCGAGTCCCTGCACCAAGAGATGGACACGGCATATTCAGTTTCCATCTTTCGCTCAGCGTTAGACTCGGTGTTTACCTCGGCTGACTTCATAGCTGACATGCGCCGGGTCCTGTTCAAGACAGGTCACAGCCGTCTGGTCACCACGCTAAATGCAGAGATGGTCAGAGCGTCAGCCCCTAAGGAAATTAGGGCGGACGATAAAAAGCTGCAGGCATTCATGTCTCAGGTAAAAACTGATGTCGAAGAAGCCCTCAAGGACATCTCTCCTGAAGACGCCGTAGTGGCCTATGACTCAGTTACATTTGATACTCAAGATGTCGGTGGCACAAAGGCTGACTACACTCCGATGATGACCGCTTTAGGAAACATGGAAGCGACCAGCTTGAAAACCCCTCCCTCTGTTCTGGGTATGAGAGCCGCCGGTTCCCAGAGCCTGAGCAACACGGAAACCCTGATATTTTTGAAAACAGCCAAAGCCCTGCAGAGCACAGTGGAGTCGGTCATGTCCCGGGCACTGACCACAGCCTGTCGACTGTATGGTAGTGACGTTTACGTTAAGTTTACGTTTAACGCTATCGATCTGCGCCCTGAGTCAGAACTGGAAGCCTTCAAGACTATGAAAGAGGCTCGAATTCTGCAACGGTTAAGCTTAGGGCTGATCACTGATGGGCAGGCGGCGTATGAGTTGGAGATTCCGTATAACCGGGCGGCCCCTACACTTTCAGGCACTGGGTTCTACTCACCGGCCAAGGCTGAGCCAAAAACCGAAGGCTCTAGCACCACCCGGGGAGCCGCAGAGGACAACCTGCAGCCCCCGCAAGACGCCCCCAGAAAAGGCGGTGGAAAGTCCCAATGACATTCTCCCCCTCGTATTGCGAGTTGCATAACCCCCTATTTATTGGTACTTTCCGATTATGAAATTAGAAAACTCTTTAATTTGGCTTGGTGACGAATCCAGCTTACGGCATGTCGTAGACGCTCAAGTCCAATTTCGTGGTCGGACTGACCCCGACGACATCGGCTATGACGAAAGCTCCCACCTGCTGTCTACTGCTGAGGGAGTAGGGACAGTAGCTGTTCACGGCCCGCTGACCAATAGCGATTCATTCTGGAACCGGTTGTTTGGCATTACCTCGTATAACGAGATTCGCAATGCGATCATAGAAGCCATTAACGACGATGAAGTAGACCGCATCCTGCTCGACATGGACACCCCGGGCGGAGACGCTAAAGGGGTCAATGAACTGTCAGATTTCATTTTGCAGGCCAAACAGCACAAACCCATAGACACGTACGTCTCTGGTGCGGCATTCAGTGCCGGGTACTGGATCGCCTCGGCCACCGACAAAATCTACGGCCCTAAGATGTCAGAAGCTGGATCCATCGGAGTGGTGGCCATCCTGATGAATCAGGCTGATGCCTTGAAAGACAAAGGCTATCAGGTCACTGTTTTGCGAGGCGGTAAGTTCAAAGCCCTCGGCAACCCCTACGAAAAGTTAACCGATACTGCCAAGAAGATATTTCAGGCAAAGATCGATGTGATGGAAGGTTTCTTCCTAGACGCTGTTTCTGAAAATAGAAACATCCCACGGGCTTCAGTGAAGTCTCAAGTTGGCGAAGGACTTACTTTCTTTGCGAAAGAATCCGTCGCTAACGGTTTGATGGATGAAGTGATATCATTTGACACGCTTTTTAACCGGCTGATTAACCAGCCCAATCAAGGTTCTGCTGGCAGAACCGTTTTATCTGAGGATATTGACATGAAAAAGAAGGTACTTACAGCCGCGTCTGTAGCCGCTCTGGCCTCTGGGGCTCCGACAGGGGCTGTTGAAGACCTTCTGGCTGAAGGAGACGCTGCAGACCCTAAGGCTGAAGGCGAAGACCCTAAGGCTGAAGGCGAAGACCCTAAGGCTGAAGGCGAAGACCCTAAGGCTGAAGGCGAAGACCCTAAGGCTGAAGGCGAAGGCGAAGACCCTAAGGCTGAAGGCGAAGACCCTAAGGCTGAAGGCGGCGCTCCGGCCCCTAAAGCTGACGCTTCCGAGTCAACCAGTCTGATAGCTCACCTTAAAGGCGAGTTGGCCACCCTGCGGGCAGAGAATAAAGCTATGGACTCTGAGCTTACCTCTCTTCGCGCCAAGTTCCAGCTGGCGGACACGAACGAGGGCGCTCTGAAAAAATTAGCCAGTGAGTACATTGGGGGAATGGCCATCGGTTTAGGCATGTCTTCCATGAATCTCTCAGGCATGGAAACTTCGACACTGTTAGCTCAGTACACCGAAGTTAGATCAAAGTTTACGACTCGATTCCAAATCGGAGCGTCGGCTGAGGTTGAGGACGGGGAATTGCCAGCATCTAGCGGTGACGGCCTGTCGTTCATGGAACGCGCTTCCATTGCGACAAACAAACTTTAAACTTTAACTTATACAGGTGAATTAAATGGGTTCTACAACTCTTGTCCGCTCACTGCTAGTCGATACTTCCGTAATGGGAATTGTTACAGATGCTTTGGGCACCGCCGCTGCTGGCGTAGGTACTTACACTGATGTCGAAATCGGCAAAGGCGTAAAAATGGCAGCAGATTCTTACGTGGCCGTGGCCGTTGGTGACGAAATCGAAGGTATTGTGACCTCGGTCGAACCGGGCGTCCGCAATAGCGGGTTTAGCTGGGGCGGCGTACAGACCAAAGGCCGCGCTATGGCTACGGTGGCTGCCAATCAAACTCCGGTGATGGCCGTAGGTGCTCTGGTGTGCAGCGGCATCCCGGTAGCTCCAGCAACCGCCGGTAAAGTCACTGTGCTGTCAGCAGGAACTGGTTTTGCCGCGCCCACTGAGTTTAAGTGGCGCTGCATCCGTATTGTCACTGGCACAGGCACCGTCGGTGACACTGTCCTTATCGAACGCATCTAATTGGAGCGAATGAAATGAAAACAAACTTTAAATTCCGTGATGATGCGGGCGTACTACACGAAGGTTCCGTAGCAGTCACTGACTATGCTGCAGCCGCTGACGAAGGCCTATCTCTGACGCAGTTCATGTCTCGTAAGTTCCCGACCGACGAAGCCAAGTACGGCTCCGTGCTGTCTCAGGCACTGACCTCGAATGGACTGCATGTTAAGGGCAACCAAAAGCTTGGCATCAAGTCTTCTTCAATGAAGGATGTCTTGAACGGCGTTAAGATCGCCGCTGGAGCTATTGTATCCCCTGACGGTACTGGAAACACTACCCCGGCTGGCCGTATCTTCTTCCCAGAGGTTATCCTGCAGACTATCGCGGCTAATCTGGAGGCGGATAAAGGCGACTACTTTGCTGGGTATGAAAACCTGTTGTCCGGCACTGAAACGGTTAACGCTCCTGAATTCAAGCGGGCCAAGATCGATTTGACTGCCCCTGAAGGTTCAGAAGCACAGTCTGTCGCTCAGTTGGCTGAGCCAGCGTCAATGGTTAGCATCACTGCCGCTGACAGCACCACGCCAATCCCTTCCAAAGGTATCGGTATCATGATCTCAGATCAGGCGGTTGCGACTACTTCGTTCGATCTGGTGAACACGGTCATGGCTCGTCAGGCTAAAGGTGAAAAGCTGCGCATGGTGAACAACTCACTGGCGGATTGCTTCAACGGTAACCCTGACATCGGCCTGTCGGCTCTGGTTTCTTTTAATGCAGACACACTGGACAACAGTATTACCGCCGACGGGGTTCTGACCCAGAAGGCTTGGATCCACTATCTGCGTGACAACTACCAGACCATCACCCTGACCAATCTGGTATGTACTATCGATACCGCACTGGCAATTGAAGGACGTACCGGTCGCCCTGTTATCACTGAAGACAACCCTAACAGCCCTCGTATCGATTCCTTGTTCTCTATCGATAATCTGGGTATTACTCCTCCTCGCGTGTTTCTGGTTCCAGCTTCTGTGGTCCCTGAAAACCGCATTGTGGGTCTGGATAACGAGTTCGCTTTACGTCGTTACATTAACGTCTCTGCTTCTTACGCGGCAGTTGAAGAGTTTCTGTTACGCCGTGCTCGTGCCCTGCGGGTTGACTTTGGCCAGACTACTACTCGTCTTTACGACGACGCGTTCTCTGTCATGGATCTGATCAACACGTAATAACCAAAGCACCACTAAGGTAAAAAGGCCGGCTATTAGCCGGCCTTTTTGTATCAGCCCCTTGCTAGACAGGGGTTATACAAACAGCTATCATCCAACAACACCATATTAATGCCGGAGAATCTAATGGCCCTCAAGAAAAATAATACACCCCAAGCGGCTGCCATAGTGGCCCCGTCTCAGAGTAAAACCGACCAGACAGCCAAACCAAAACAAGACCCGCAATCTGCCAAGACAGAAAAACCCAAGTATCTGGTTAAATTGTTGAAAGCCCAACAGATTCAGGACCCCGGCACCAAAGTTATGCTGAAGCAAAACGTGATGGTTCCTGTCCCCTCTATTTCTGGCTGGGTTAAGTTTCAAGAAACCGTTGGCTTCCTTGAAATAATCGAGCTGTAAAAATGGCTGCCGTCTCGTTCTTGGCCCTCACCGATGTAGACCAGATTCGCTCTGCCATCGGCGTAGATACCACAGACCTCTCTGATGAAGTGATCTTAGATCGAAAGCCAGAAGAAGATCTGGAGGCTGATCTATTGACGTGGGTGCCTACCTATCAGACTGTCATCACAGAAGGAGTCGCCGCGTCGCCAACTACTGAGCAGAGACTGAAATATCTTAAACTTAAATTGTATTCAAAATATTTCCTCTCTGCCTTGATTGCGTCTTCGGGCAGCTTATCCATTCTGCAGAAACAGTCTGATGGGGCGAATGAGGCTATTCGTTTCACAAATGTTAAGATCTCTGAACTGGTGTCTTACCTACGGGCTGAAGCAGACAAGTATCAGGAAGAGCTACGGGAACTGATTGACCCTTCTGCTACCTCAGGATATTCCCAATTCGGGGTGGCTTCTCCCAACTACGATCCGGTAGTTAATAGCTAATGGACCTGCGCCGAGTAGCCGCTAAATTTGAGACTACCTCGTTTGATGTTTTCAATGAGACCACACAACTGTGGGAAACAGGTGGAATGGTCGGTAAGATCATGCCGATCGATCGGTTCCTGTCTATCTTCCACAGGGCTACCAGACGTAGGGCGTTAGGGTTACCCCCTTCTGCCACCCTCCCCGCTTCCAGAACCATAAGGGACCCGGCTACCGGGCAAGCCTATGTGGTGGGGTTGGTGAGAGGAGACTCAGCCAAGGCCATACACTATGACAGCGTGGGGGTGTTGCACGGGTGTGATGTCGTAGCAGAAGTTTTTAGAAAGGCTCCGGTAGGCCCGGTAAACGACCCCGGCGCTCTGGTGTCCTCCTCTACGGGGGTGCATTATATGGACCTTGAGTTGCGCTCTGCGTCAGAAGCCGACGAGACCGTCCAGACCTATGAGTCCCACTTTTTCTTGACCTGTCCTGCTCACACGGACATTACCCAATGGGACTACGTCTCTTACTTAGGCAAAACCTACGAGGTGCAGGCTAGCTATAACGACTCAGGACTGACCATGTGCCGAGTGGTAGAGAGGATTGACCCACGAGTTGACGTTACTTTCCACAAGAAAGGGGCAGGTTCTGGGTACAATCCATCGACTGATGTGGTCACCTCAGGTATGGTCGACTATACGGTTTCCGGGTTTTTTAAAGGGTTCTCTCTGGATGACGTAGACGGCGAGGCCGTATCGTCCGGCGACGTTCAGTTTATAATCCAACAAACCCACATAGGGGTAGTGCCTTCTGCCGAGGACCAGCTGACATGGGACGGGCAGAGGTATAATATAAAAGCCGTGCAACAAGACTTCCTGAGCCACGAATACCACCTTCATTGTAGGATCTAACCATGGGATATAACTCAGACATTATCGCACTGGGAATACGGGAGGAGATATTGAACCTCCCTAAAAGGATGGCGGTGGCTGCGGCTAAGAAGGCCTACAGGTCGGCTATCCAGCACACCAAGCAGGACTCTGGTCAGGCGGCGTTTAATACCATGTATTCTATCAACAGCACGATGACCTCTGCCCCGTTTGTTATTGCCAACGACGGGTCTGAGCCTACCGTAGGAAAGCGCGGGGATCAAAGGACAGACAACCAGCATACCTTTGTTGTAGCCCGCCCTAAGATAGCCGAGTTCGAAGCCGAGCTGAACGCTATACCCAGAGGCGACCTGCAGTCTATCACCATCTACTCCACGTTACGGCAGGATGGGAAATACGCTGACGAAAAACACGCTAAAGTTGCTGCCGCCTTTGAGATAGCCAGCAACTCTGGGGTGTTGGATGCTGAAGTAGGGCGGGTGTTCACCGCCAGCAGGTTTAGATAATGCCAGCTTCTTATGTGGACGCTCTCAGCGTCATACAGACGACCATGGAGGCTGGTTGGGGGGACTCCAGAGTCGCTTATGAGAACGTGGAGCCTCTAGACTACTCAGACGTGTCCCGGCCTCTGCTGTCTAACGGTACAGCTCCTTACGTGGCTATTAAGGTCCTATTCTCAGACTCATATGCAGTAGAGACAGGTCCTACTGCCGTTAAACAATCGTGGGGCCATCTTTCCGCCAACTTCTATGTGCGGCAGGCGGCGGGCACTAAATCCCACAAATCAAATTTAGACGCTTTGTCTGCCCTCTTTGAATACAAAACCATTGGTGGTATCGTGTTCAAAGAGATGTCAATATTGGCACCCTTCCGCTCAGAGGGCTGGTACGTTATGCCGGTCATGATGAGATTTTACTTTACCCGATAATACGAGGTTACTCTTATGGCTTTTGCCGATACTTCCACTTACACGTTGGCTTATGCAAAAGAGTCAACATTCGACGAACCAGTTGCTGGAACAGGGGTCTACAAGTTACTCCGGAATACAGGCGAATCTCTGAACACCAGTTTGGAATCCGCCCGTTCTGACGAGATTGACTCTAGCCGCCAATATACAGGATCGGTTCACGTGTCTGGTACATCTGCCGGGTCTGTCAACTTTCAGCTGTCCTACGCAGAGTACGATGACTTCTTTGAAGCCGTTCTGCAGTCAGCCGACTGGTCGGCTGGATACAGCGACACAGGGACCAACATTACCAGCAACGTCGTTACTGTTACCTCCACCGCCGGACTAAAAGTAGGTAAGCTGGTTAAGCTGTCAGGACTGGCTGCTACCACTGAGGATGACATCTATACCGTTCACGCTATTTCAGATCCCACTCACTTTGAGACAGCGGAAACTCTGACGGACGAAGCGGTGGCCTCTGTCACCATTACCAACTCCGGCACCATCGAGAACGGGTCTACTCAGCGGTCTTACACCTTTGAGAAGA